TTTAAACGGACCAAAGTGGGATAAAAAAAGTACAAAACCCTATTGGCGTTCGACTGTATCTAAAAGTTCTGAAGTACTACGCATCTTAAAAATGTTCCTACCCCACCTAGGAATACGTAGAGCTAAAAAAGCCATAGAAGCAATTAACCACCTAAATGAAATTATTAATTGACTGCGACTACATAGTCTACAAATGTTGTGCTGCTACTGAAACAGAACTCGACTTTGGTAATGACGTAATTGTAGTAACATCCTCCTTCAAGGAAGCCTATTCGTGCGTAGCACGTGAATTAGGCAAGATCAGAAGGGAATTCGGCTCATTCGATGAGATGATCCTCTTTTTTACGACCCCTAATAATTTTAGGAAAAAAATTCTACCCGAATATAAGGGAAACAGAAACCGAAAAAAGCCCTGTGGATTCAAAAGGGTCATAAATAAACTTAAAAAAGAGTACAAAGTTATAGCTATAGATACATTGGAAGCCGACGATGCTCTTGGCATTTATGCGACCAAGTACCCAGGAAATATTATTGTCTCACCTGATAAAGATATGAGACAGATCCCAGGTAAACTCTATGACTTTAAAGAAACAGTAGACATCACACCAGAAGAGGGTGCTCGATGGCATTTAACACAAGCGATGGCAGGTGATAACACCGACGGCTACGCTGGATGCCCAAACATAGGCATTAAAAGAGCAACCAGTATCTTCGAGGAGAAGGGATACACATGGAAAGCAGTCGAAGAAACCTTCGTAGAGAAAGGCTTGACTGAAGCAGACGCATTAGTTAATGCACGACTCGCACGAATACTAACCACTGACGACTTCAACCATGACACAAAGCAACCAATCTTATGGACCCCCACCCCCGAATACAGAGTTGACGACGGAGCAAGAGTTCCGGTTGAGATCAATTGAGATGGCGCTCAATAATCCTGAGACAAAAAAAGAGGATTTAGTCACTGTCTTAATGGCACTCCAGCATCAAAACATGGTGCTAGGTAATTCAATTAAACAACTACTACAAGCATGGCCGAAACCACCAACGACCAAGGACCAGACTACTACCGACGAGGTTCCATTAATGTTTGGGATTTTATTAGGGACCAAGAACTTGGATTCCACCTCGGAAACGTAGTCAAGTATGTCTGCCGAGCAGGTTATAAGAATGACGACATCGAAGATCTAACAAAAGCCATCCATTATTTATCAAATGAAATCGAATCTAGAACAAGCAACAGAGTTCAGGCAGGCATTCGGTGTCCAGAACGGACAGAATTTAGCTTCGAGAACATTACAGAAGAATTTAATTCTTGAAGAGTTTAAAGAGTTTCTAGAAGCAGAGGGGATGCTATTCAGGAAGAGTAAAAGTCTTCACGAAGACGCTCTAAAAGAGTTGGCTGACCTTGTTTATGTCTGCTACCAATACGGAGCAAATATGGGATGGGATTTAGACGAAGCTCTGCGTCGAGTCCATCAAAGCAACATGTCAAAACTAGATGAGGATGGAAAGCCTACGTATAGGGAAGACGGCAAAGTTCTAAAGAGCAAAAATTATAAACCACCAACCTTACAGGACTTAGTATAAATGGCAAACAAAATAGCAAGAACTGGCAGAGTCCAGTCATGGATAGACGATCCCACCTCACGTCTTCCGGTGTCATGCACCGTATTTGTAGTAGACGATTCAATGGAGGGAGACAATGGCATTGAAGCCTCGTGGAAATTTGTATCACATGCTCTACGAAATGGAGCAGGCGTCGCAGTACACCTGTCGAAACTACGACCCAAAGGAACCGAAAGCATTAAAGGAAATGACAAACTTGTTGCATCGGGACCAGTCTCATTTGCAAAAATCTATTCAACATTAAATGAAATTCTTAGGAGGGGGGGCACCTACCGTAATGGTGCTTGCGTTATTACTCTCGACTTGCGGAGTCCTGATATTCTGGAGTTCATACATACTCCCCGTGCAGAACTTCCTTGGGTCAAAAGATGCATTAACCTCACCCCAAAAGACTGGGCTGATTCAAACGCTGAAACAAAGGAAGCAGTCCTTAGAGGAATTGCAAGAGGGGACATATGGCTTGCCAAAATAAAACACGATCAACATGGAAATAGAATCTTTTCGAACGTTTGTTTGGAAGTCTTCATCGGATCACGTTCCACATGTTTGCTTCAACACATCAACTTGGGAGCTTGTGAAATTGGAGGACTCCGTTCAGCTTTCGCTGAAGGTATGTCCTCGTTGTGCGAACTCCACGGTAAAACAGGTGTTGGATCTAGTGGGGAATATAAACCGCCCGAAGAGGACCGCCAAGTCGGACTTGGATTCCTTGGACTAGCTAACTTCCTTAGACAAAACAACATAACCTATGCCCAGTTTGCCGACTCACTTGAGAAACAGAACAACGGAGAGTGGGTCGAAGGTACCAGTGGCATCGCAGCGCGGGAACTTTACATGGGCATTGAACAGGCTGCGGAGATAGCAAGACATAACAAGATGGATAGAGCATTCGCCATAGCTCCAACTGCATCTTGTTCATACAGAAGTAAAGATCTCGAAGGCTTCACGTCAACTCCAGAGATCGCACCACCTATATCAAGGAGTGTAGATAGAGACTCAGGTACATTTGGGGTACAACATTATGAATATGGTGACGTAGAGATCGCATCCGAAGTTGGATGGGATACATATAAGAAAGTAGCTGATCAAATAATGATCATGCTAGAGAGAACAGGATTGCTACATGGCTATAGCTTCAATTCTTGGAGTGATATGGTGACTTACGATGAAGCATTTATAGACGAGTGGCTGAAGAGTCCACAAACGTCTCTCTATTATTCGCTGCAAGTTATGTCAGACGTACAAGACAAGTCAGATGCTTATGCTGCCTTAGATCAGGAAGACGTTGACAATTACTTAGCAGACATATTGAGTAACCCCGAAGAAATTACCTGTGACTGCCAACAATGAACCCGTATGAGAAGTTACTCGCAAGAAAGAGAACATGGAACCCTGTCCAGACAACAAGAGGAAAGTTTAAAGAAGGAGCTGAAGAGACCATCTTCCGTGCTTTGGCAATACGTCACATGGAAGTACCAGTGGGGGATTTTATCACCGACGCTCTTGAGAAGGATGTACCTTCTCGTGCACGGCAACTCTTAGAGTCGAACGTAGTAGATGAAGAGAGGCATGACTTAGCATTAAATTATATAGTCAATGCACATGGTGTAAATGAGAACGCAGAGAAAGAAGCTTTCCTATTAAGAGACGCATGGAATAGTCATCCTGATCACACCATTACTAAAGCATTGGTAATTGAGCGTGCGATATTTTTCGTGCTCTTACCGTTCTTTAGATTCAATGGTGACGCAGGTCTGGCAACGGTTTCAGCAGACATCTCAAGGGACGAGCAGATTCACGTTGCAACGAACTCGCTTGTTTGCGCGGAGCTGGGGCACGACCCTAGCCCATCGCTAGACAAGCTTCGTAAAGCGACGATCAACTGGATCATGCAACCTCTTAAGTATGAGAACAGCGATCAATATTTGAGCAGAAAATTTTGGCTCGAAACAAGCGACAACCTTATGTATAAGGGGAAAGCACCTCAATTAAACGCCACCAAAGCTGGAAGAATGCCAGCGTTTTTCGAACATGACAACCGGAATCTCCCTCAATACGCTTAAGCTCCACAACGATAGGTTGGATGAGTTAATAAATAAGCTTGAGGAAAACTTTGGTTGGAAACCTATCCATCCAAAAGAAGAAATCAACACGATTATGTATAGAGCTGGTCAAGCCAGTGTCATTGAGTACATCAGATCCATAATGGATGAAGAAATCTAATGTGTATTTTTAAACAACCAAGCAACCCCGCACCACCCCCACTACCCCCAGCTCCACCACCACCATTGCCTCCAGCACCTACTGCACCGCCTCCAGATCCAATCATTAAGGATGTCAATCCAAATGTAAGGAGAGCTAAGAAGGACCGTGGTAACAAAACAAAGAGTGAGTTCTCTAGCGGAACTGGCTCAATGAGAATCAAAAAGAATACTGGTGTTAATACAGGCGGCGGAGCTTCTGACGGAGGTCTTAACACTGGTGCACAAACAGTTCGTAAGATGTTCTAATTATGTTAGCTCGTGAGAGATACAATCAACTGGTAACAGATCGACGTCAATTCCTAGACAAAGCCGTTGAATGTTCAAAGCTCACGTTACCTTATTTAATACAAGACGATACATCTTCAAAACCTAGACACGAAACATTAACTGTACCTTGGCAGTCAGTGGGAGCTAAGTGTTGTGTAGCGTTAGCAGCAAAGCTAATGCTTGCAACTCTGCCTCCCCAGACTAGCTTCTTTAAGCTACAGGTAAGAGACGATAAGCTAGGTGAAGATATGCCCCCGGGAGCAAGGAGTGAGTTAGATCTCTCCTTCTCTAAGATTGAGCGAATGATCATGGATTATATCGCTGCATCAAATGACAGAGTAGTTATTCATCAAGCACTTAAACATTTAATTGTTGGTGGTAATGCTTTGTTATTCATGGGTAAAGATGGAATAAAGAACTACCCTTTGAATAGGTATGTCGTCAACAGAGATGGAAATGGTAACGTCCTAGAAATAGTTACAAAGGAATTGATAAGTAAAGATGTTCTCGGTTTTGACCTTCCAGTCCCAACCCCGAACACAGGAATCGACGAAACTCAAGGTGGAGCTACCGATGATGTCGAAGTTTATACGTACGTAAAACTAGATAACGGCAGATGGGTATGGCATCAAGAGGTTCTCGATAAGATAATCCCAGAGACAAGAAGTTCAGCTCCTAAGAGTGCAAGCCCATGGCTAGTACTAACCTTTAATGAGGTTGACGGTGAACAGTATGGACGCGGAAGAGTTGAAGAATTCTTAGGCGATCTCAAATCTTTAGAAGGATTATCACAAGCTCTAGTTGAAGGAGCAGCAGCAGCAAGTAAGGTTATCTTCCTTGTCTCTCCTAGCTCAACAACTAAGCCAGCAACCATAGCTAAAGCAGCTAATGGTGCAATCGTTCAAGGTCGTGCGGAAGACGTACAAGTTGTGCAAGTCGGAAAGACTGCTGACTTCTCCACTGCTGCGAACGTGGCTAATGGAATAGAAAAAAGATTACTTGAAGCTTTCCTTGTTATGAACATAAGGAATGCAGAAAGAGTCACAGCCGAGGAGGTTCGACTAACACAGTTAGAACTTGAACAACAACTCGGTGGAATATTTTCATTGTTGACTGTCTCATTCTTAATACCATATTTATCTAGGACTTTATTGGTCTTACAAAGATCCAATGAAATACCTAAATTACCTAAAGATTTAGTACGCCCCAAGATTGTTGCGGGTGTTAATGCTTTAGGTCGTGGTCAGGATAGAGAAAGTTTAAATATGTTTATCGCTACTATTGCTCAGACTTTAGGTCCAGAAGCTTTAATGAGATACATCAATCCAGAAGAAGCTATTAAACGATTAGCTGCTGCACAGG